ACGGTCTTCGCGAGGCGATCAAGCGCCGAGAAGGCGGCGGCGGTGTCCTTCGGTTCAAAGCGTGAAGTCATCGTCACAGGCGCATCCGGTTTCAGCGCGACCTTGGGCTTGCCGCCGCCATCGTCCATGCCGGTCGTCAGCGGTGCGGTTTCTTCCTCGCTGAATTGGCCTGCAACCTCGGCAACCACTCGGAGCTTCGTGGCCCCGGCGGGCGCCTCGATCTCCGATCCAACCACTGGACCGACCTTCGGGTCGGACCCATCGAAGGTTGCTCGGACAACTGCCGACCTCGGGCTCACGGCGAACGTGACCTTGTGACCACCGGACACCCGTTTCACGTCCGGCTTCACGCGGATGGGCGCGCGCCATTCGAACGGATCGCCCGTGACGGCCGTGGCCTTGCTATCAACAGCCAGGAACCATACGGCCGCAGCCGCCGTCTCATAGACACGACCGTCGAGCTTAGAATCCCGCGCCGGATCGGGTGGCCCGTTTTCGGACACGTAAACGGTGTCCGCATCTTCGGGCGTCACGTTGACGATAAAGCGGCCGGTTTCAATTGGATTCGGCCCGAAATCATCCAAACGCGCCGTCACCTTCGTGCGGCGCTCCCACTTCTTGGCGACGAGTCCATCCTTCTCTCGCCAGAACCCACGCTGCGTAGACGTCCTGATGAGTTGATCGAAGCCGCTTCGCGGAAGCCAGAACCATCCCGAGCGGACGGCGGCGTTCCGGCGGAGAGAGGATTGCTGAACAGCGTCAGCGTCGAAAAGTATCTCCTCCGCATCGAGGCGCAGCGTCTCGAACTCGGCATCGAACTTGTCGCTCGGGATGAACTTGCCGCGCTTCGTCAGCGTATCGATAATCTGCTGCTCCCCCGAATAGTCGTTGCGGTCAAATTCCATGCGGAAGTCATCGACTTTGCGAAGCGCCTTTCCGGTCGGGAACATGATGGTCTTGAAGGTTTCGCGGAGGGCGCTGGTGAAGCCCGCTGCCTCACGCTCCTTGACGCCCTGAAGCTCCTGCATCTGCATTGAAGCGGCGCCATGCTGCGCCTTGATCCTCTCTTCCACCTTCTCAATTGCGCGCGTGCGCCGCGCGCTCGTGCGCAATGTCGAGACGGCGTTGGGATCAGCCGTCAATACGAGCACACGGTTCTGGAGATCCTGGCGGTTCCACCAATCCACAAAATCCTGTGGCAACTTGTCGGCAGGGCGCTCCAGGATCACAAGCGTCGGTCGTTCATCATCAAGCTGAATTTCGTCGAGGGCCGGTAGGATTGCCATGCGGTCGGAATACAGCGCTCCGGTGCGTGGCTTGAAGACTTCCTGCAATTTGGTGCGCAGGGTCTGGTCGACCTGCTCATCAGCGATGTTGGCGGCGATCTCGGTGATTTCGGCGGTAACGTTCGCGGTTTGACCGAAGAAGACGCGCTGATCGACGCCTTGGAAGAGATACCAAGCTTGCCCTTGGAGACTGCCCAGAGCCGCTTTGATCTCTGAAACTTCGAGCAGGGGATCGACGAGCGTCTCAATCAGTTCGCCATCGGTGAGACCGCGAAGCGGTGTCTCCGCGGTCGACAGGGACGACATCAGAAGAACTTTCGCCACCGTCGAGGCGGTTGGAACGCCTGCGGCTGCATCTATGCGCTCGGCCAGAGCATTTCCGCGATCCGCTACGTCTCGCGAGATTGCATTCGCGTAGGCGGGATTGATCTTGCGGATTTCCTCCATCGTCCCCTGATCGTTGAAATCGAGGTGCTGAAGCCCGATGAGGAATGCGTTGTCATTGGACGCAAGGGCGCTGCGCACGGCATGGCGCAGCATTCGAATGAGGGCTCGCGTCTTTTGGTATCCCCGGTTCTCGGCAAACCGCGCGACGATGTCCCGAATCGAGGGGTGAAAGGGGTAGGTTTCGCGAATCCGCTCGATGAATGTCTCGGGCGTCGTGGCGATTGTGTCGACTCGCTTCGCTTTCTGAAGGGCATCCACATATGCCTGAGCGACCTCATCAACGCGATCAGCGGCAGGCAGATTATCGAAGAGGCGCTTCCGCACGATCGCGAACACCTCGCCCGTGTTCTGCTGAACCGGCGTGATGGCTTGTGCATTGCGATCGTAGTGCTTGGTCAGGCTCTCGATCAGCGTGCGCAACTGTCCAGAGCCATCGAGATAAACGTCGTCCTTTAGGTTGGTGACGACGACGCAGGCCCGAGGGCAGCGCGGGAGTGCGTTGAAGAGGCGCTCCAGCGCGCCAATGGTTAGGTCGCCGAGGGTGGTGTTCCCGACCGGCTCGCCCTGCGCCATTTGCAGGTAGCTCGGCAGCTCATCGAGAAGGATCAAAACTGGCTCATCGCCGAGAACCGCCGCCCATTCGTCCACACCGGGAGTGCGTGCGCCGTTACGCCAGAAAGGCGCCATGACTTCGGCGTGCCCGAGCTGCTCGGCGATATACCCCCAGAGCAGGCTGTCAGGGTTCTGATGGCCGTTGAAAATGACGACTTTGGCGGCTCCGAACTCACCACCGGTCGTCAAACGAGGGAGGACCTTCTTCCGAAGCTCGGGATCGGACGCGAGCAGGCCAAAAGCGATCAAGCTGTGCGTCTTGCCGCCGCCCATCGCTTGGGTCAGATAAAATGCGCCATCGTCGGTCTTGCCAGCGAGGCGTTCAAAGCCCCGCTCGACCAATCGCCGCAGCCCGTCGGTGAAATAGTTGCGGCGGAAGAACTCTTCGCCGCTGATCTTTCCGGACGCGAAGTCCTCAATCTGAGCGACTTGTTCGACCAGGCTGTCGCTCGTTACGAGGCTGCTCGGCGTGCAGAGCTGCTTTACGGTCGCTACAGGCATTCTTCCCAGCCCAGTCGTTAGGTTCGGTTGCGCGTGATCGACCCTAACACTAGGCGTTGCCGGCTATGGCGGCCAAGCTCCGAATCTCTCCCGCGACGAGCCCATCCTCTTTAACGCAAATTCTTGGGGGAGTCCGGGGGTAAAGCGCCGGCCGCGGCCTTCAGTTCACAGCTGGAAGAGCCCTCTTCAAGAGACGGATCAACGGTTTACAGAGTGGCCATGCGGCGAGCGGCAGAGCGACGCCCACGCCGCGTTGTGCTCCTTCGCCTGCCGTATCGTGGCGTCGGTATCACGCGACGACCACCGGATCGGCTCGAACGTCGAGCAGGCGACCGAATCAGTCCCGACGGAAGCCGTCGTCGTCGCGCAGCCGGGAAGGATCAGCAGCGGCATCGGCAGCAGCGCGGCGCGCATCGCGCGCCTTGCGGATGAGATCGAGCGCATGGGTGGCGGCCTCCGCGAGGGCCTCGGCCCTGCCGGCATCCTTCGCCTTCCGCTCGCGCGCCATTTCGAGGATGGCGAGAACGAGTTTGGCGAGGACCGACAGGGCCGCGAGCCAGTTCATTTTTCTGTTTCCCTCCGCTAGGCCCGCTTGCGCTCCCAGTAGAACCACCACGCAAATGCCCCAACGCTCACGAGTCCGCCGACGGCGGCCTGGAATTGCTCGCTATTGGCCACGGCATCCCCCAGCAGATAACCGCCGACGGCATATGCGACGATGCGCACGAGTTGCTGAATGCTGTCCCAGTTCATGGTTCACCTCGATGTCCAGATTGCTCGACAGACCCGGCCGAGCACGGGATCACCGCGTCACCGGTCGCCGGAACACATCACGCGCTGGCGCTCGGTACCGAGGCGGAAAGCGGCGGAAACGGGCGGAAAGATCAGGCTTCGTTCAGCGAAAGGGCACCGACCGAATCGACGTAGATGGGGCGGACGTTGCCGGGCTGGACGCGATAGAGCGGGCGCCGCACCGCATAGAGGCGAGCCTTCGCTATTCGGGTGATGCAAACGCGATCGGACTGGTTGCCGCCGAGCACGTGGAAGGCCGTCTTGTCCTCGCCGACATAGAGACCAACATGGCCGCCGCCGTTGCGGACGAAGACGAGAACGTCGCCCAGCGCTGCGGCCGGCGACTTCGCGCCGAAGGCTGACCATGACAGCGCCCAAAGCGGATGCTTGGGCACTTCCTTGCCGGCCCGCTTCGCCACCACCGCCATGAACAGGCCGCACCACGGAATGCTGTCGGCCTTGTAGGCATCGGCGACTTCGCCGCCGACTTCCTTCGCCCAGGCAACGATCGTCGGATTGTTTGCGCTGCCGGGCTTCTCCATCGTGCCGAAGAGCTTGAGCGCTTCGACAAGCATTCTCGGGCCGGGCTCGCGCGCGAGCCAGCCATAGCGTTGTGGGAGCATCTTGGGGTCTCCAGAAACGACGAAGCCCGCCGAGATGGCGGGCTTTCGTCGGGGTTCGTGAACTTGGGAAACGGAGCGCTACTCGCCGGCGTATCGCTGGTCGATCACGCGATCGATCTTCTTCTCGATCTTGTCGAGATGAGCCATGATCCGCCCCTCGACCTCCTTGAGATAGGTGACCGAGACGAAACTCGTGGCAACTAGCAGCTTGTAGTTCGCGAGCTCGTCCTTCAGCCCGCGCATCGCCTTGTCGACATCGTCGCGATCGTGGAAGCGAAGCCAGAACAGCGCTCCCACGACCGGGATTCCGATCACCGTGATCCACCATTGCAGGTCCATGCGCGCCTCCGTTTCAGGGGGTGGGATCAGGACACGTAGTGGCCCCAGAAATGCGATTGGTCGGCTTCGATGTAGCCGTCGTTGGTTGCGAAATTGACGCGCACATCGATCTGGTCGCTCGCGGCGAGCGACGTGAGAACCGTCAAATTGTAGGTCGTGACATCATCGACCGGCGCGCCGGACACGGCGCGACCGCGGCCGAGCTCGACGCCATTCTTGTAGAGGGCCGCGATGACTTTCGTCGGGACCGTGGCATTCGCCTTGAAGCGGATCGAGAAGCCGAAGGTGTAAATGCCGGCAAAGGGTGCAGCGAAGCGGTTGTTGCCGGCATCGAATGCGCTCTGATCGTTGGAGTCCGCATTGTTGAACTGGACCTTGGTCCATGTGTTCGCGGCGATGTAGTTATCGAAATTGGTATAGGCGGAGAACTTTGGGTCGATCGGCAGCTTGAACTGGCCCGTGCTCCTGTCGATGACCAGGCCGGTGAAGAACGTCGATCCGTTCGGCGAAACCTTGATCGTGAAATCGTCATCGCCGAGCAGGCCGAACAGCGCCCGCGTGCTGAAGCCGTCCTGAAAGATGAATCCGGCATCCTTGCCGGCCGCGCTCTTGTTCAGCGTAACGCGCAGATCGCCCGTTCCGGGCGTCACGTCGTCGTGGCTCAGAAGCACGGCGTCGGACTTGACCGCGAGGCGATTGGTCGTGTCCGCCGCAGTCAGGATGCCGAGCTTGGAGAGGTTCTGGAACGCAAGGGCGGAGACGAGGCTTACCCAGCCACTTGCGGTAAAGACGATGATCGTCTGCTCGTCCGCGACGTAAGCGACGAGCCCCTTCACCGGCACATAGAAACGCCACCCGCCATCGATGCAGTAGGCGATATTCCCGGCCTGGCCGACCCATGCGCCGGTCGGGCTTGCGGCCACGAGGTAGGCGTCACCATCGGCTGGACTGCCGGGAGGCGCCGCCAGATCTCGATCGATGATGTAGAGATCGATGAGCGCATCGAGGCGCACCAGCGCGTCGTTGTGCGTGACCTCCTTCTGCGCCTGCCCTTGCGCAATGAAGGGCAGGCCGAAGCGTGGCGTCGGCATGATCGATTCCCGAAGATGAAAGGTGGGTTAGAGCGTCGCGCTCGTGGGCCAGCCGCGGCCGACGATGGCCGAGAGCTGATAGACCTTCACCGCGATCGACGACTGCGAAGCACCGAAGTCAGCAACTTGCTGCCCGGCGGTGTAGATTGCGGTCGGCGAAGTCACGGCGAGCGTTCGCACGACATCCGGGCCGTCGAGGATGTCGATTTCGTAGCGCTCGCTTTCCTCGTTCAGCGGCACGTCGGCGCCGTCCGCCCAGGCACCGCCGAAGCGGCTGCGCCGAACCCAAGAGATCGAAAGATCGCCGGAGACGTTGCGGGCGCCGGCGACATGCACCGGCGACCAGGGCATCAGGCCGACGCAGCGCGCGGTGAAGGTCGCCTGCTGCCAGGCAACGTCGGTCGGATCGAGCCCGCTCGGTCCCCATTTGTAGAACCGCGCGACGCCTCGCTCGGCGAGCGCCGCCTGAATTTGCGTGATGGCGCCGTCGAGCACCACAATCCGGGCGCCTGCGGCCACCGGCGAGCGCATCGCGTGTTCGGTGCCGAGCCGGCCGCGGAGCAGCTTCGTCAGATCATGGACGCCGGGATCGACCAACGTTGCATTGCAGAACTGGAGGATTTCCCAATCGCCGGCCGCATTCCTGATCGCGACGGCGTTCGCGCGCCCGGCGAGCACCGCGTCCTCTGGGACGCTCGCCAGTTCGCCCGAATAGAGCTTCACGCGCAGCGTATTGACGACATCGAAGTAGTCAGTCGGCCCCGACCAGAAATCGAACATCGTTTCGCCGATCGCGGCCCGGACTGGCAGCACCGTATCAAGCGCAAAGCTGTCGCCGGTCGGACTGTCCATGAGCGAGATGCCGGCGAAAGGCGAGGCCGAGGCGCCGACATAGGGGGCGTAGCCGATGTCGCCGTCGCGCAGCATCGGCAAGTCCAGCAATTCGAGGATTGCCTGGCCATAAACCGGCGGCGGATCGAATACCGGGATCGTGTTGCCGGGCAGCGGCGGGGCATAGATCGCGCCTTCCGATCTCTGCGATTCGATCGTGCGCGCCCAGGCATCGTTGATCCGTGTGAGGCGGAACTCGCGCGCCTGCCCGTCGATGACGAGATTGACCACGTCGCCGACATCGAGCGCGACCCGATCGGGCGGCAGGGCGTGCTTGGCGCTTTCCCTTCCGATCCAGGCCTCGGCCAAGGCGCGATCCGCAATGAGCTGGGCCTGGATGTCGTCCATGACAAGCGGGACCGTAATATCGGTTCGCCGCTCCGAATAGCCGGCGATGCGGCTCGCCGAGACCGTCCCGGATTCGTAACTCCTGCTGCCGTCGATAAACGTTATCGAGACGACATCCGGCAGATCGGTTTCCTGCGCTCGGGTGAGGTTCACGAGATCGCCAGAATCCGCCAGCACGCAATCGTCCGGTTCGAACGCCGCGACTGCCGCGCGGCCACGGGGCAGGAAGCGGATGACGCCCTGGCTTTCCACCGCATCGAACGCGAAGGCATTCATCAAGAGTTCGATCTCGGCGCGCGGGCTCATCGGCCGGTCACGGATGTAGCCGACCACGATCCCGGTCAGCGCGCTTACGTCGTAGGCGGCAAAGCCCACGCGCTCGCAGCGCTCCGCAACCAGCGCGGCGAGATCGGCAAGCCCGATCTTGCCGTTCAGCCAATGCCCGCGCGGCCACAGATCACCATCGCCCCACGCGTCGGTGCGAGACGGCCAGGCCGGATAGGGACGCGCGTCCCATGTCCAGACCGCGGCGAGGCCGATCATCGGACCGCCATAGACGGACGAGATCGGATTGTTGGAGGGTGCGTTCCAATAGGAAACGACTGCCTCGATGCCGCGGCGCTGGATCAGGTCGTCGCGCGTGCCGCGCGAGTAGTAGGGGAAGGCGCTCTCGGACGACTTCGGATCGTAAAAGAGGTTCGGTTGATTGGTCCCCTTATCGACCGACGGGACGCCGACCTCGGTGAACCAGATTGGCTTGGATTGCGGCACCCATCCTGTCGGCGATCCGCTTTCGGTGCCGCCCGGCCGGTTGTAGTGCTGATTCAGCCACCAGTTCCGAAAATCCTTGGCGCGATAGACCCAAGGCTTGCCATAGGCTCCGTCTGTGATCGTCGTGCGCGTCTGCGTGTCGCGCGCGGTGGCGTCGCTATAGAACCAGTCGAAGAACTCGCCGCCTTCAATGTTGCTGTGCAAATAGTCGAGATCGTAGATCGAAGCCCCGCCTCCGACGGCGTCGAGATGCGCGTTGCCGTCGCGCCAATCGGACAAGGGGGCGTAGAGATCGACGCCGACGAAATCGATGGCGCCGTCCAACCAGAGCGGATCAAGATGAAAGAACAGATCACCGGTGCTGTCGCCGGGATTGTAGGTGTTGTAATCGGACCAATCGGCGGCATAGCCGATCTTGACGCCGGAACCGAGGATCGCCTTCACGTTCGAAGCGAGCGTTTTCATCTTGGCCACGGCCGGAAAATTCGTAGCGCTGTCGCGGACGGCCATCAGCGCCTTGAGTTCGGAGCCAATCAGGAAGGCGTCAACGGCGTTCGGTTCGACCGCGTTGATGGCATCGCAAAGCTTCGCGTAGTGCAAGATGAAGCGGCGGAAGCTCCATTCGCTCGGTCCTGAATAGCCGGTGGTGACGGCATTGCTCGAACCGTTGACCGCGACGCTGATGTCGGACTCCGCCACGGTCCCGAAGAATGAATCGATCTGCGATGCCGCGCCGGCGGTCTTGTCTACCGTTCCGGGCTGACCGGGCGCCGGATCGCAGGTGATCCGCCCCCGCCAGGGATAGACCGGCTGGCCCATGCTTCCGGTCCACGGATCGGTGAGGGTGTTGCCCTCGGCGATGTCCATGAACACGAACGGATAGAAAATGACCGAATGACCGCGCGCCTTGAGGTCGCGGATCGCCCGCACGATCGAATCGTCAGACGGCGTGCCGCCATAGGCCGGGCGTCCGTCCACCGTGCTCACGACCAACGCCGTGCCGCGCGTCAGCGTATGCACCTTCCAGGCGTTCGGGCTCGTCGCCTTTGCCGAGACTTCGATTTTCGGCCGGATCGTGCAATTTCCGGCGCGGAGATCATCGCCGAACCAGCCCACGACCAGAAACACGGTGCCGACATTCGGGAGCGAGGATTCGAGATCGTCAAGCGCGACATGCCAATCGGCTGAGTCGTGACCGGCGAACTGGTTCTCTTGAGTCGTCGCCCCGCCGCCCAGATCGCGCGCATGAACGACCGTGTCATAGACGCGCTCGCCGGCTCCGGGGATCACGGTGATTGCCTGAACCACATCTTCGAGGCCAGAACCGTCGGACGGCGAGACGCGACGGAAGACTTCGAACGTCAGCTGCGGCAGGCGGTTGCCGAACTGGGTGATCTCAAGGTTGTCGAAGACGACATAAGCGGTTCCGCGATAGGCGGGCGTATTGGCGGCTCCTTCCTTTCCTTCGATGAGGGAATCCGGAGCTTGTCCCAAGCCGCCGCGATGCAGGCGCATCGTGACGCCCTTCATGTCGAGCGGCTTGCCGTCGGCCCAGACACGCCCGACCCGGTCGATCCGACCCTCGCTAAGTCCGACCGCGAAACTGGCATAATAGGTGTAGGTGGTGGTCTGGACCGTCGCTCCGCCGCCTCCGCCCCCGCCTCCAAAACCCTTGCCGCCTCCACCTCCGCCGCCGCTCGTCTCGGTCTTGGCGACCTCCTTGAACTTGGTTGCCCAGATGATCTGGCCAGCGAGCCGCACCCGGCCGGCAATTTCGGGAATGGCGGCGCCTTCGGTCGATGCCTGGACCTTGAGGCTGTCCAGCCTCGGCCCCTCGACCTTCTGCGGTCCCGGCGCGAACAGGCGGGCATCGATGTAGCTGCCGGCGACGGCTGCAACCGCACCCGCGATCGTGGTGATCCAGGCAGCCGCGCCCTGCGTCAGGGCCGTGGCCGCGACGGTGAGGACAAGGGTCGCCATAAAGATCAGTCCGTCAGATCGGGAAAGGAAAACGCGAAGCGGAGACGCCGGGATCGGTCGCCGCCGCCCCAGAGCGTGACTTCCGCGACGGGATGGCTTTCGATCGAGTGAACCATGCGATCGGACGCCGTCATGATGACGCAGTGCTTGGCTGGCGCGCGCTCTTTCATGGCGAAGAGCAACACATCACCGGGGCGGATCGCGTCGATCCCCACCGGGACCATGTGCCGGCCGGCTGCCTCGGCCAGCGTTTCCCGGCCGCGCGCTTCGGCCCAATCGCGCGTATAGGGCGGCGGCGTCTCGGGCTCGTCTCCGTAGACATCCCGCCAGACGCCGCGGACGAGGCCGAGGCAGTCGCAGCCAACGCCTCTTAGCGAAGCCTGATGGCGATAGGGCGTACCGACCCAGGCACGCGCCGCAGCGATGATGTCGGCCCGGCTAGTCATTGAACGACTTGCCGTCGTTGCGGTCGCTTTGGCGTGCGTAAGACAATGCGTAGTCGTTGCCTGGCATGTGCGGGAAGCCGCCGAAATTGACGACGTTCGAGAACCGATCGCGGCAGGTCTCGAAGCGCTTATCGCAGCCCGCAGTGATCGAAAACGTGTCGCCGACCATGATCGGGCGCGGCATCGGCAGGAACAGCGAGAGCCGCGCGTTGGGTGCGCCTTGAGAATGCGCCTTCACTTCGATTTCGAGGCCGGCATTGCTCCCTGTTGCCCAAACGATCTTGCCACGACTGAAAATGCCGGATGCGAACGCGCCGATCCCGCTGGCGGTGAAGTCGAAGTTGCCGATGACGCCTGCGACCGTTCCGCTGCCGTGATGGGCCGCGGCGCCGAGGTCGATCCCGCAACGTGAATCGCCGAGCTCCCAGGCGCAGGATCGCTGGAATACACGGCCGGCGGTCTGGTCGAGGTTTGCGGCAAGGCCGCGAAGCTCGGCCGAGAAGGCTGTTTCGCCGCGGGTGACATGGCCGAGGAAGCCGGAGCGCAGGATCACGCGCTGCGCCACGTCCTGCCAGTTGACCCGCAGGATCGTGACCGCCGCGTCGTCATAGCGGCCGGCATTGAGATCGTCCTCGGTGATGGCCGCCGACGACAGCGCGCCGTCGACATCAAGATTCGAAACGGCGAGACCGAGCTGATCCTCGATCGCCGTCGCAGTGAACCCGCTTGCCGCCTTGTAGGTGGTGCCATCGATCACGAGATCCCGATCATGATCGGTGAAGCCCAGAACCGAGCCATCCCGCCGCTGAACCCGCCAGCAATGGCAAAGCGTGGTGACGCCGCCGGCGAGATGCGCGGTAAGCCCCGCATCGAGCGTCTTCATTCGTTGACCTCGATCAGATTGATCTGCGGGACGATCTGCTGGTCCCAGGCATTCGCCTGAACCGGCAGCTTATCGGTATCGAACCGAACCGGCACATCGAACTCGAGGGTCGCCGTCGGCGCCGATCCGGGCGCGCTGCCGAACGTCACGCGACCGGTGAGATAATCGATGGCCGACGGCGTGACAGGCGATCCGCCGACCTTGATTGCAACCGTTCCCAAGACCGGCTTGGTGATCGCGCGGACGTGCTCATAGCCGCCGACGTTGTAGCGCTTGACCAGCTGCCAGACGGTCGGCGTGGTCTGGACCATCGCCGCATCGGCCGCCTGATAGTCGTTCCAATCCTTGAAGCGGAAGGAGTAGCCACGTCCTTTGACGACATAGAAGTGGGCGATGACCGCCTGCATTTCTGCCCGCGTGCGGATGCCAGTCGAGATGTTCCATTCACCGCGTCCGTTCGCCCACTGAATGTTACGGCGCTCCGATCCGGAGCCAAGCGTCACGACGTTCGTCGAGAACCCCGGCCCGCCGGTCGCGCCGCGAGCGACCGCGTTCGGAAAGGTGATATCGAGGAAGGGTTGCGGCATGGCTATCTTCCTCGCATGCCGATCTGCACCGCGCGGGAGAGGTCGGCGGCAAGCTGCGTCCGGCTCGCCTGGAAGGCCGACGGGTTCGGCGTCTGAATTGTGACGTTGACGACGGGCGATCCTGACGAACCACGCGCGTTGTAGCTTTGCGCCTCCCGCCGGCTCAGGACGCGCTCGCCGCGTTGAAGGATCGCCGGGATCTCATCGGGCGAGAGGAAGGCGCCGTCATGGAAGCGCGGCGCGTGGCGGAATACGGCCGACGGCAAGAGGATCGGCTGCCCGTCGACGCCCGCAACCCCGCCCTCGTGGAATTTCAGGCCCTTGAGGAGCGAGCCGATGATGCCGCCGACCGACGACATGGTCGGCAGGTTGGTGCCGAACAGAAGGTTCTTCAATGGATTGAGAAGGGCGAGCTTCAAAAGCTCCTTGTTGATGTCGAGGATCGCAGCCCGCCCGGCATCCGCCCAGGATTTCCAGTCGGTCTTGCCCTGGGCGATCAAGTCGGCGAAGCGGTTGAACACGGTATCGGTCAGTCCCATCAGCGCCTGGGTCGACGCCCGCGCCAGCGCAAGGGACTGATTCAGGCGCTCGATCGCGCCGGCGTTGGCGATGATGGCCTGGGCTTCCTGCGAACTGAGATCGATCCCGCGCTGAACGAGCTGCTGTTTGGCCTGAAGCTGCGCGATCTCGATCGCGGCGCGCGACTCGTTGGTCCCGGCGAGCGCAATCTGCCGCTGGAGAAGCGCGATCTGGTCCTTCTGGGTTTCGATCTGGCCGAGCGCCGCATTCCGCGCCTCTTCGGCATTGAGCCTGCCATAGGCGGCGCGGAGCGCATCGATGACGCGCGTGAGCGTCGCTTTTGCGTCACCTTCGGCGAGCGACTGCGCGACAAGCAGCGGGCGAATCGACTGCTCGACCTGCATCTGGCGACGCGCCTGTTCGAGTGTCATCGAACCGGACGCGATGGCATCGTTCAGTCGCCTCTGCGCGGCGGCTTGGGCGCCAAGGTCCGAGACCGACTTCGCGGATTGCGCTGCGGTCTGTGCGATCTCGTCGCGCAGGATCTCGCGCATCCGCGTCTCGACATCGACGCCGTTGCGGATCGCCTCGGTCAGCGCCTTGCGCTTCGCCTCGGCCTGCTGTGCCGCTGCCGCGCCTTGCAGATAGGCGTTCGCGACATCGAGCGAGGCGCGCGCGTTGACCGTGAGCGCGAGGGATTGCTCCCGAATGGTCTTGATAGCCTCGGCGCGCGCTTTGTCGCCGGCGCGCGTGATCTCGGCTTCGGCCGTGGCCGTGGTGACGACCTGCCCCGACAGTTCGATCCGACGCCGTTCTTCAGCGATGGCCGCACGCTGAGCCGGCGTCTTCGCTTCGAGTGCCCGGATTTCCAGTTCATCGAGCCGGCGGGCCTTCTCGGCCGGGGCAAGCCACGTCTGAACCGCTCGCGTCACGGCGTCGTAGGCCGCCGCCACCTGTTCGAGATCGGCGACCTTCTGCCGCGCCAGCGGATCGTTCAGCGCACCGGCGAGGAGGGCCTGCTGTTGCCGCAGCCCTTGCAGATCGTTGAAACCTGGCGTGACGTTGCGTGCGACTTCGCCTGCGAGCACCGACGTGCGGGCAGCCAGCGCATCGACCTTCGCCCGATCGGCACGCCGCTGAAGCTCGTCGATCTGCCGGCGGACATTGGCAATGTCGGCGTCGATGGTCGCGAGCGGGCGCTCGAACAGATAGCGAGCGCCCCAAGGGCCAGTGACCCTGGCGCGCTCCTTCTGCAATTCCTCGAGCTGCTGTTGCAGCGTCGGATCGGTGGCGCGATCAATGGCGCGGCCGATGGCATCCAGCGCGTTCGACGCGTTGCGCGTCACAAAATCCCAGGCCCGGCCGAGCGCCGTGGTCGCCTCGGCGGCATCGATCAAAGACGGCTTCAGGGCATCGAACAGGAGCCTTTGCGCTGCGGTGAGATCGTTCTGGCTGCTGAGCGTCTTGATAAGCTGCCGCGTGCGGTCGTCGTAGCCGCCGACCTTGGCGTTGAGCAGATCGACGCCCTTGGCCGGATCGGCGAAAGCGGCAGCGAGCTCTTTTGTGGCAGCCTCGATATCCTGGCCGGTGGTTGCCGCATAGTTCTTCGCCGCGGT